GGGGGGCGTCACCCGGTGCTTCCAGGAGCGTTTGTAGAGAAACGGCAGATCGAAGGCCTTGGTGTTGAATCCGACCAGTCGAGGCTGGCGCTCGAATCCGGCAACGATCTTCCACCATTGCACCAACATTTCCTTCTCGCCGTCGGCATCGGCGCACAGCACCCGGGTCTTCTCGCCGGGCACCTTGTATCCGATGCAGAGCACCTGGCCGCTCAAGGCGTCGAGAGCTGCATTCTTGATGTAGTCGGTGACGTGGTTCTCCTCGGCCTTCTGGATCTTCTCGGCGATCAGGTCGGGATTCTTGATGTTGCCAAGTTTGACCTGCGACGGGTCAAACGGCGGGATGACGAGCTCAGGCCGCGGTAACGGTCCGGTCTCGATGTCGAAGATGATTGTTGGATTGGCTGGCATATTGCTAAATTGCTTTGAGTTAGTAGTTGATGCGCGTTTGTCCGCCGATGCGCGCCCCCGGCAACGAACCATGAGTCCTTCAGCAACGGGCTGAAGAAAGTGTCTTGCCGCAGTGCGGGCATATGTTGAGCTGGTACACGGGCTCGACGCCCAGCCAGTCGCAGATCTCGTGGTAGGTCTTGACGCCGAAATTGGCGACACAGCCTGGCCGGATGTGGCCTTTTTTGAAGAGGTCGAGCGCCTCGTCACGATTGCGGATGCCGATGGCCTCGATAAACCCGAGGCACCGGACGGTAAATGGATAGCCCCACTCGGCCATGATGACCTCGCGCCGGCCGTACTCCCGGAGGATCTGGTCGATGCGCTGCTTGGTCAGATTGAACCGAGCGGCGATCTGATGCAGCTTGAGCCCTTCGTTGCGCAGCGCTAGCACCTGCGGGATCAGCTCGTCGGTCTTCTGCTGTGGTTTGCGTGTGGCCATGGTGTGATCAATAAGGGATCTCGTCGGAATCCTGATCCGCGGCCTCGGTGGCGAACTTGGCCTGATACCAATCGAGCGCCTTGATCAGCCGGCGGTCATCCGCGGTGGTCTTCTCCTGGGCCTTGGTCTTCGGCAGCCAGTGCTCGATGAGGGCCCCGATGGCTTCCTCGGTCATCTCGCGCAGCTCGACGCCCTTGTGCTTGCCGACGTGCACCTTGGTCTTCGAGAGATCAGTCTCCTCCTGATTGTCCTGGCTGCCCGAGGTCTTCCGGTAGCTGGTGTCGCCGCCTTCGGTGGCCTGCGTGCTGCCGTCCTTGGCCGGCCTGTCCTGCAGTCGCACCCACAGCCCCGAGGCCTGCAGTGCCTCGCCGGCCTTGTGCGGCGTGATCAGCTTGATGTTGGCGAAAGTCTTCGATCCGTCTTGGCTCTGCTCGTGGACGATGACGACATTGGCTGGGCGCCCGATGAGCTGGTCGAGGTCGAGGCTGCTGGTCTCCTGGTCAGTGAGTTTGCGCCCGAACCAATCGCGCAGGAACTTGGTGAGTCCGGCCTTCTCGTGAAGGCTTGGTGTCATGGGGGCGGTCATGACCACCCAGGGCTGTGCCGGGTTACGGCTTTTGTCGATGAGATCGAGCTCGAAGGCGAGCTTGAACTTCTCCTTTGTGCCGTACTGCGTTTCGTAGGGTTTGAGAGGCGTGATATCCACGCACACTGCGCGGCCATTGTATTCGGGGCACGGGGCGTAATCCTTGCCACCTGTTTTTCCACTTACGATCATGTTTTCGTCTTACGTTGTGTTGTTGTTGTTGTGTTATTTCGAGGCCTTCTCGACCTCGGAAAGTTGTTGAGCCATACGGGCGTAGTTCGCCCAGTAGTCCGGGAAGGCATCCCGCAGCTTCTTCAGGTTCACAGGGTCTGCAGCCAGTGCCGCGGCGCCCAAGGCACGCACGAAGCTGCCGCCGTACTCCTGCATGGTCCTAGCCACATCTCGGTCGGTGACGTTCACTTGGTTCCCTTTCCACGTTTGCGCGTCCAGTAGGACGTGTATTCCATCTTCTTGGCCTTGCTGGCCGCCACGATCTCGGTGATCTCGCCCTTGCGGAAGCGATAGTGGCCGCAGCCTTCGTGTCGTAATTTGTCTGCTCGGTTCATACCTTTTCGGTGAGTGATCTGATGTACCTGTTCCGCTCTTTCGGTTTTACGTTGATGAGGTATTGGATTGCGCCGCAGGCGTTGAGGCTGGCCGTGTGTTCCCAGTCCTTATGGAACCAATACTCATTCCATTGTTCGCTAGGAACGACGACAACTTGTCCGGTCTTCCGGTGCTTGAACACGAATGCTGCTGGTCCGATTGGTACGTTCATGGCTTCTGACCTTTCACCTTGTTCCATTGATCAATCTCACCATGCCAGCCTAGGAAGGCCGCAGCGGCGCACAGCATATCGCCAGCACGTTCCAATCTGTTGATGCGTTCGTTCTCCTTCTCTAGTTCGACGATCCGCTTGTTCGCTCCAGCCAGTTGCCTCTCCAACTGACGGGCGAAGCCGATTTTGACGTACAAACCAAGATTCGGACCAAAGCACATACACGGCTGCCGGTCTGTGCGCGGGGTTTTGGAGATAGGCTTTTTCACCATTTATTTATCTCCTTGAATATGAAGTAAGACGAACCAGCAATCAGAAGTGCAATCAACAGTTCTGGATGTCGCTTGTGGAACTCCAGTTCTTCTTTCATGTACCCCAACCATTCTTTGAAGCTCACGGCTTCACCTCCTTCTCATCCCACAGCAGCAGATCGGCTCGGAGAGCGTCGTTTTCCTGCTCTAGTTGGGTGATGCGCTCACGCTGCGATGCGATGACCCGTGCAGTCACTTCAGGCCATTCGCTTGGATTGTTCTGATGCCAGCACTTGAAGTCGCTCGGCATGAGCGGCGTAAGAGCGTCGTGCCATTGTTTGATGCGCATATGCTGCTCCGCTAGTCGCTCCCCTGCTTCAGCGACTGCCGCGTTGGCGGCGCCGTCCTCGGATTGAATATCCTGAGACAATATCCGCATGGCTGCGATCAGTGTTTCGGTTGAGGTTCTCACGGCTTGGCCTCCTTCCATTTGAACTGCGGCTTTCCGCTCTTGTCGGCCACCCATTCAGCGTGTCCAGAGGCAACCGCTTCTTCTCTCACAAGATTCTCACCGCGAGCTAAAGCGATAAGTGTGGCGGTGGCTACGCAGCAGCAAACAACCACCAAAAACATGATTGGCGATAAATCTGAGTCGTTCACGGCTTGGCCTCCTTGGCTTTTTGCCACATATCAACGTCATATCCATAGCTGAGTTCGTTGGCCATCAAGTCACCTGCTGTTTCAAGCGCGGCAACGTAGTCGTTGAGCTTTGAGATGCGCTGTTGCATCTCACGCACCGCAGCCACTCCCTGCTCGACATCATCGGTTCCTAGCAGTTCGCGGAACTCCTCGCGGAGCTTGTAATTCTGATCGGCTTGCAGTCGGGCCGTGTCGCGCTCTGCGATGAGTAGGTGGATGCGCTCATTGGCCGCTTCAAGTTCGCTGATCATTTGCCCTCCCTCGCTTTGAGCATCGCGTCGGCTACTGCGTATGCATCTTTAGCCGCTTTATTCCATGCATCTTTGCCGTCGTAATATCCAACATCAATTGATTGTCCTGCTAGATTGCCCTGCAAAGCCGCCGCCGCGAAGTAGTCGCGAAGGGTCATTCCAATGCTCAAACATTCGACCGGAAACGCCGGTCCTCCGTCGTTGATTCGTTGCTCGCTCATTTCAGTCCCTCCACCAGCATCGCGTGCTCTAGGATCAACACGGCATCCGCGGTCTTCAGTGTGATCGTTAGCCTCGGCTGCCGTTGCTGCGCGATCTGCTTCAGGTGCGCCTTCCAGCGGTCGCCGTGCGTGGCCTTGGTTCCTGCCTGAATCGTCTTCTGCCACGTCTGTGGCGGCACCTCGATGGTGCGGATCTTGCGGCTGCTGATCAGGCCGTGCAGGAAGCCCACGTTGCGCCCGAAATTGAACATGGCCGAACCCGGTGCGCCTTTGCCGCCCACATAGCCTCCGACCTTCTCAATGAACACCACGTCGCTCACACCCAGCCTGTCGAGCACCAGGTCGCGCACATCGGCGTCGGTGGTCGGCATAGCGTCCAGCGTCACACCGCTGGGGCCGTAGTGAGCCATGCCGCCGGAAAGGCCTGGGTCGATAGCCAGAATGCGTTTCACTTAGCGTTCCTCCTTAGCCACGCCTTTATCGCCTGCTCGGTGACGGCACCGACCTTCAGGCCTGCAGCCTTGCAGTAGTCTCGGAGCAGTTTGTGGATGTCGGGATGCACGTTGATGGTTTTAGTTTTGGTCATTGGGTGATCTGCTTTGCGATCTCCTGGCCTATTCCAGCGTTCGACCGACCCAGCAGTGCCAGCCTGTGCGCCATCTTCTCGGTGACTGACTCGTGGCGTTTGCGCTCGCAGTCGGAAAGAAGATTTAGGTTTGTCCCTGTGCCCAGGATCACCGAGGCCTTGAGGCTGTTGATAGCCACTCGGTTCAGGTGTTCCATTTCGTCGGCGTTTGTATTGGGTGGCAGAATCTGGAATCCAGCTCCGCGGAGGCCTCGTTGACTGAAGTTCATCCCTCGGTGCCGCAGGACCACGCGAATGCTGTGTGTTGCCATTTGGAAGGCCATTGTGTTGGCTTTCTCTTCTAGGGCTGTCTCGAGCTCCTCGGTGGTCACGGTCAGGCCATAGGCCAGCCGGTGCTCGTTGCGTTCGATCCAGTCCTTCCAGAGCGGAAGGCGCCGGACCTCTTCTTCGTTGATCATATCTTGAGTTTCCATGTTGCGAAAGTTGCCCGGTGTTACCGCACACCGGAAAGCGTTGTTGCCGTGCCGTGCCCGGCCCTGCCCAACCGAACCGCGCCTTGAGAAAATTGTCCCGGATACCGCGCCGGGTCGCGTGTTGCCTTGCCAAGCCATGCCGAGCCCAACCATGCCCTACCGTACCCGGCAGCGCCTTGAGAAAATCAAACCACATCGACAGTAAACCTGCCGAACTTTGGTCGCCAGTCGCCCAGGCCGATGATGGCGCCAGCCTCGCGTGTCGAGTCGATGACCTGTGCCTGGTTGACGATACTCTCGTCGAACTCGATGGTGCAGGACAGCCCCCAGCCGGTCGGAATCATGGGCCGGATCCGAATGATCCGTGCAAGCTGCACCTTGACTCCTTTTCGTATGGTGTAGGCCGGGTCTTGATAAATCTGCTCCTTTGACTGTCCCATCTTCCGATGGTGGATCGCCACCTCCGGCTCTGAGACAAACACCGCGGCCGCAAAGTCTTTGCCAAGGCGGCTCTTCTTGGCGCCCTCCTGGATGCAGCGCTCTATGTTGTCGGAAGGCATGACCATGCCGCCCTCGGCCTCGGACCAGTAAAGGCCGGCCTCCCACTCCAGTCGGTCGCGCTCCTGGTGATCATGTATGGTCATCTTTTTGGATCCCTTGGCGGTGATCTTCTTGATTGCCACGGTGTATGGGTTTGTCGGATCAGCCATCAGGCCGTTGTGCATGATGAGAGGCCGCAGCCCGGTGAGTTTGACTCTGATTTGCTTCATATTGCTTTGGTTGCTTTTGTTTCCATTGACGAAAGGTTCCGGTGATACCGCCCACCGGCAGGCGTTGTTGCCTTTCCAAGCCTTTCCCCGCCGCGTCAAGTCTTGCCCATCCGGGCCGCGCCATGCCTCACCGCACCGGGCCTAGAAAAATTATTTGATGGCCTTCTTCACCTTCGCCCAGTAGGCCTCGGTGGCCTGCTTCCTGTCCCCAGTCGGACCCCCATTCCATCGACGGGCGAGCTGCTCGGTACTGGCGCCGCGGCCGTAGTGCTTGAGGTAGGCCTCGCAGACAGCCCGGGCCTGCGCCCTGTTGGTCATCGACTCCCAGCGGTAGTGGCTGCCGGTGATCCGATTCACATCAAGCACAACGGCCTTGTGGATCTGCAACGGCCCGATGGCCTTGCCGTTGTCGCCGATTGCCATGTCGTTGCCGGATGACTCAACGATGATCAGGGCGCTGATGAGGTTGGAGATGGTGGTCATGGTTTGGAGAGTGTTGCGCGTTGTTGAACCAGTCGCGCCCCTGGTGCCGGACTTCCTCACCGGCGGGATGGGCGGTTTGATGGGCACCGCCATGCCCTAAAGTGATCAGGGCCAAACCGGACGGCCCGAGACGATGTACGGGGCAGCAGCGTCTTTGACAGCTTGCTCGTAAACCCAGTTGTGCTTGGCCAGCAGGTTGGCTGCAACCTCAGCAGCTTGGAACTTGCTCAGTCCGGCCTTGGGGAAGTTGTAGACCGCCTCGGTGATCTTGGAGAGTTTGTTTTGCTTGCTCATGGTGTTGATCTCGTTGACGGGATCAATCTGCACCATCGCCCAAACACCTGCAACACTTTTTCACTATTTTTCCCTCTTTTTGCAGAAAACCCAATGTTTGCAGGGGTCAAACGAGGGTCGAAAAGTCAGGATGCCAGCTCATTCGGCAGTCGCAGGTCGACGTACCGGATGGTTTCGTAGCGCTGGGTGGACGTGTTGGTGTCGAAGTAGCTCGAGACTTGGCGCCGCTCGCCGTCGCTGAAGTTGCGCAGGGTGTCAAAGCCGGTGGCGGCCACAGGCACGGCCTCATTCGGCTGGCCGTTCTCGGTGTCGAAGTTCCACGCGGTGAAGCCCTGGCTGTCGGAATATGTGGCGAGGTTCACCGCGGGCACATACCAGTAATCGTTCCCGCCGGCATCCTGGTCACGGTAGCAGACCACGCCATTTGCGATCAGGAGATCGTAGGCCTGCTCGGAGATGTAGAACGACGGGATCGTGCCTCCAGATTCACGCCCGGACGTCCCCAGCAGCACCATGCCGATGGTCAGCACACCGAGCACCCGGGATGATCCGGTGGCATCGTACAGTGGACACGATGACATCCCCAAGCACAGCGGCACGGCCCTCGTCCAGGCCCGCACCGACCATTCCAGAAGGTTCCAGAGCCATGGGCTCTTCGGGATTTTGTGGAAGAACGGGCCTCCTCCAGGAAGATATGGGTTTTCAACCTCATTGTATGGCAAATTGAACCTGAACTGATCAACGCCACCTGTCCAGCAGATGTGCGTCATGTTATCTCGGTACGGCGGCGAATAAGTCGACGATTTGAACGGCACCGTTGAGGCGAACGAGGCGCCGCGGCCGTCCTTGAAGATGTCATCGCGCTCTGCCGGCACTAGCTCGACGAACGAGCTATTTGCTGCTTCGGGTATGTAGGCGTACTGCTGCGTTCTGTTCGGGCTGCCTGGGATCCGCACCGAGGCGTCGATGCCTCCTGGGCCGCCCCACTTGTTCAGCCAGAAGTCGGCGCCCCACGGCCTGTCATCGACGTTTGACATATCGATGCCATACGCTCTTACCTGCTCAAAGTCATAGACCGAGCTCGAGAAACCCCAAGGTCCACCAGGTGGGATGAAAGCTGCGTTGACGGCGGGCACATAGGGCGTCGGAACGTTGCTGTATGTTGGCACAACGTTGGCCCATTGTTGCGCAACAGGCGTTCCAGGAACCTGTAGGTAAAAAATCTTCGTTCCTGAAGTGTAGCGAGTATTAAACCAAGGCCCAGCTCCAAACCCGATTGGGCGGTCTGCGATGTAGAGGCTTTGGTTATCTGCCAGAGCCTCAAAATTATTCAGCGTGCTTCCACCGATTCCTCCAGCTGTTGCTGCGCGGCACATAAGACCGAGCGGCGTCATCGTAATCACCGAAACCTTCTCCTCTACGATGTCCACAACGTCTGTGTAAGTGTTTAGGAATCCAGCCTCGACGGCGATTTTCCTCCGGAGATCACGCATTGTGTCAAAGATGGTCGGCTCGTTTCCGGCCGCCCAACCTAAAAACCCTGTTCCATTGATCGGCACCACCTCGAAGCTGTATTGCACCGGATAAACCGTTGAGATGGTTTTTAGGTTTCCATCTATTGCCCAAAATGGATCAAATGTTGTTGTAAAAATGTTTGCATCTATCGGATAGATTCTAATCTCTCCGCGTTGAGTTGTTAATTGCAGTGCGTTTGCTGTAACTGTGACTTCAATGCCGAGATCACGGAGTCGATCTGGCAGACTTGATACATCCGGGAAGATCCTGATCTGATCGACGATGACGTCGCCGGCTGCGTTGCTGTAGGTCACCCGAGCACGGCCCCATGTAAATACCGCGTCCCCAATTTTGGTGTTGGCATCGGTTGGGTCTGCATAAACACCCGAGTAAACTTGGCGGATATCATATGGAATGAACGGGTCATGTACCGCGGTCATCACCCGGCGCCACTCGAACAGGATGAACGGGTTGGCCACGTTGTTGGCCTGGGCGGATCGCTCAAGGCTCAGGAACTCCGACTGCGTGGCGGTGTCGGACCATGACGGCGGCCCCTCGGCGAGGAACGGGATGTCGCCGGTGAAGTACGGGAAGAAGTAGCGGCAGAATGTTCCACCCGGGAAGGTCACCGCCCAGGTGCCGTCAGGCCGGCGCCGGAAAGCCCTGCAGGAACCCGCGGAAACGAATTGGCGGTCTGCACTACCATCGGGCAGTTGCAAGAGCACCACGGCCGTCCTGGTGCCGCAGTTGTGCACCCGCCAGCAGTCGTAGCGCTGATAGGTGCGCAGGATGCGGAACTCGTAGATGCCTTCGAGCGCGATCTCGGCAACGGCAAGCCTGTGCTTGTGGATCCGGCCAGGAGGCAGTGTCGGCTCGATGCCGGCGCCTAGGCTGCCCCGAACATAGGACGTCAGGCCCGAGGTCGACGGAGGATCCCACCCTAGATGCACGTCGTACTGGATCCCGGCCACCTCGCGCTTCAGCAGCTCGAAGCTGTAGTGGATATCGGCGACGTCACAGGTGAACGGGTCGCCACCGGCCACCCAGTGGTCGACGTAGGCCTGGCCGCCCTGCACGTCGAGGTGCTTGGTCTCGAGCTTTGACAGCTCGATTTGTGTCTGAATCTGGTTGTGGTTGTCCCGCCAGTTGTAGCCGATGCCGGGGATGTACGGCAGCGGCGATTCACCACCGTCCCGCAGTCGTTTGCAGGTGTCCGGGTCGTTGCGGTAGACGTACCAGACTCCGTATGGGTATTTGCCTTCCCAAGCACCGGATGCGGAGCTGGCGAACAACGGGCTCTTGCCGTTGAGAACCCGGTGGCATTTCTGGTCGAAACGGGAATAGAGGCTGTTCAGGTTCGACGCCGTGAACATCTTCTCCCGCTTGTCTACGGCGAAAGGCATGGCGTCGGATCAGTAGAACCAGGACTCCTCTGCGGTCTGCGTTATTCCGATGCTCGGCTGGATCTTCAGGGTCGTGCCGTTGGCGTTCTGCTCGACCCGTTGCCCCGGCCCGGCGACAAGCTGAACCCGGCGCACAGCCTCGATGAGCTGGTTAATGGTTCGAGCATGGTCTGCCTTGAGACCACGCTCGGACAATTTGGCTGGGAGCTGGATCATGGCGTCAGATCTCGCAGAACTGCGCGAAGATCTTCACCGGGCTGTTCGACGCCTTGACGTACATCGTCGCATCGACCCACGGGATCAGGATGAACTGCCCGGCAGGAATCTGGAAGCTGTACGGCGAGGAAGGCCCGATTGAGACCGAGTTGACCAGATCAAGGTTGACCACCAGCAGGCGGTATGGAGTCCCGAGATCCGCGGTGAGATCGAGGGCCTCGTCGGTCGTACCGACCACCTGAGTCTGCTGCCCCATATCGGTGCCGGTCATGTTGGCCACCGCGCTGTAGGACAGTGAATTGATCGTTGCACCGCCTTTCGCAGCATAAAGCCGCGCCGACATCTCGACTTCGTTGGCCATGGTGTTGGTAGGTTAGATCTCGCAGAAGGTGGCCTGAATGGTCACCGAGGAAGTGTCGGCCTTCAGGTAGAGCGTGGCACTGACATACGGGATCAGCATGGTTTCACCGGCCGGGATGCGCATCGTGTAGGTGCCGGAGACGAACCCAGCCTCGACGAAGTTCGTCGAATCGAGGTTGCTGATCAGCAGCTTGTAAGGGCTGGAGACATCGACGGGCACGTCGAGGGCCTCGACCGTGATGCCGATGAGCTGGGTCTGGCTGCCCATGTCGGTGCCGACCATGGTGGCGGTTTTGGTGTAGGTGACCGAGGGCAGGTAGGCGCCGTTTTTAGAGGCGTACAGCCGGGCCGTCATTTGAATCTCGTCTGCCATAAGGTGTGAGTATTTTGGTTAAGGTTAGAAGAACGGGTAAATATCCAGATCGTATGGGGCGAACGTCCAGGAGATGACCTGCTCGACCTGGTTGGTCTTGGTGATCAGGTTGGTCGAATAGTTTGTTTGCTTCCATCCCCACGCGGTCCCGGATGGAGCCTGCACCTGTCCGGTGATCGGATCAACAGGAACAGGCGGCAGCATCGACGAGACCGAAAACGGAAGGCTCCAGATCTGAATGAACGAGAGCGGGTAGTAGACAGGCGGGATGCCTTGCGGAACTTGCGGAAGCCCCAGATTGCCTGAGAACGTGGCGATGCGCGTCAGGCTTACCCGGGCCACCGGGAACGAGTCCTCGCCACGCGCTAGCTTCGCCCAGATCCGGCGAGCAATAGGAAGGTTTCCTAGCGGAGAAACATCCTCGAGCTTCTGGCCATTCCTGACTGCATCTTCGATGGTTTTCTTGTAGTATGCCGCATCCCCAGTGGCGTCGGCCTCCTTGGCTACTGCAGACAGCGCAAAAACGCTGATGTCGACGTAATCCGTGCGGAACTCGTAGCGGATGTCGGCGATTTCACCTGGCTGCGGAACCGACTGCTCGTAAATCTCAACGCCGGGGTCGTAGCTGCTTCCACCGATGGTGACCGTGGCTTCAGAGTAGGGGCCGTCCTCCCGGATCGAATACTTGGCACCAATGGCCACCCATTGCGCCGAGGCGATTCTGAGAACGTCCTTGGGCCCTCTGAAGGTGAGCTGAACCACGCGGCCTGTACCGCTGTTGTCGTAGGATCTCGAGACCTCGATGTAGCCAGGAAACGCTGCCAGCTCGTTTGCTTGTTGGATCGTCGCCATGTTATTCGGAGACGGCCTCGGCCGTGCGTTGAGTGTTGCGGCTGATGTCGCGGATGTCCTGGGCCTGCGTCTTCACGGCGCCAAAGTAGCGGTCCATGTTGCTCTGGAAAGCGGTGAACCCACCAGTGCGTGCGAGCTGATCGCCCGATACCGCGGATACGGCAACCATCTTTCCGGCCGGGCTGTTTTCAAAGGAAGCGTTGCGCATCAGTTCAGCCCTCTTTTCACGGGCTTCTCTGCGGGCCTGCAGCTCGGTGTCCTGTTCATCCATTGATGTCCTGAATGCCTGCAGGCTTTGCGAGATGATGTTTTGAGTCTCACTCACAACACCTTTGCCGGAAATCATGTTAACGAACGTCTGCGACCGCATTCTGGCGAATGTGTCGAACATATTCCCGACAGCTTCCATCAGCTTGAAAAACGGAACCACCACGTTGGCTATCAAAGCACCCATGCCTGAAGACATGGTTTTGTTCATGATCTCCACCCGATCATTGGCTTCATCGAGCGTGGTGATGACCTCATTGGACATGACCATGCCGAGGTTCCTGGCCTGCTGCGCTGCTTCGCCAAGACCTTCGACCATTGACGGGATCAGTGCACCAGCCCCTCTGCCTGCGAGTTCTCGAAACGGTTCAAGCAGTTGCTGCGGATTCGATACGTTCTCGAAGGCTTTTCCGATCTTCAGGAAGATGTCCTCGAGTTTGGCCGTCTTCAGCTCTTCTGCCGTGATCCCGAACTTGGTGAACGCTGCAATCAGGCCTTGATTCCCTTGAAGTGCACCAGCCCTAGCCACCGCGATTTTCTCGAGTGCGCTGCTGACTCCTTCCAGGCTTCCACCAGACATCTCGGCGGCGAACTGCATCTCCTGAAGGAACTCCGCGGTCACACCGAGCTGAGTCGACAGGTCGTTGATTTTTCCGGCTGCATCAATGGCCTGCATCCCGAACTGGGCGAGCTTGTCGACGGTGAAGATATTCGCCAGCGACGAGCTGATTTCCCGGCTGATACCTTTGGCCAACGAGGTCGCCCTCTTGGCGCCTGTTTCAAAGGCCGTACCGTCGAACCCCAGCTTTGCCAACAGTGAGAAGATCGCCATGGTCAGTTATGAGGATGTTGCTGCGCCCAACGCCACAAGGCCTCGTCCTTGGCGCTCCACAGCTCGACGTCACCATGGGTCTCGGCTCGAGCTAGGACAAGCCTTTCGGCATCACCTATCGGCATTGAGAGCACGGTTTCCTCGCTCAGACCAAGGTCGAGGCAGCAGGCCATCATTCTCTCGGGCCAAGGCATCGACAGCGCCTTTTTAACGCCTGGCTTGGTCAGGATCTCCGGCGCCGTAGATTGACCGGCCATCCAGTTGTTCCATTTCTCGAACTCGACCTCGAACGACAGCTTGATGGTTTTGCGCGTCCAAAAACGAACTGCAATGCCTCGGAGAGGTGATCGCATCGTTTTTAGTGATTCGCTGATAGGCTGGGAGCAGATCAGAACCGCCTGCATAAGTTCTGGCCTGCCAACCTCACCACCGACAACCAGCGGAGACTGGAGTCGGTGTAGCACCAACGAGTGCCCGACAGAAAACGGAACAAGGCGCAGCCCCATCACAATCGGACAGGGTGGCGCCGTGGCGATTAGGATGTCGGCCAGGCCGATCACAGGTTGGTGGCGGCGCCCGAGGCAGTCAGGTTGGTGTAGCGCTTCAGCGTGAT